ACTAAATTGCATATAATATATGTTCAGTACAACCTATGACTGGCCCAACTGGACTTATCTTCGCAATGAAGTCCAACTACACAAGTCAAGGTGGAACAGAAGCTCTATTCAACGAAGCAGATGTCGAATTTTCTGCAAATAACTCAAGTCAAAACCTTGATGGTGACGGTGATGCAACTGACACCAACATGACTGGAACTAACCCTGCTGTTCTTAACGATGCCTCGCCAGGTGCTTACACAACTGGTGGTGCTACTGCAACTGGTGGTACTGGTGGTGATGTAACTGGTGCTGGTATGACTACTGCACAAGGTGAAGCATTAGGTGATGGTACATCTGGAAACGAATTTGCACAAATGGCGTTCTCAATTGAGAAAGAAACTGTGACTGCAACTACAAGAGCTCTTAAAGCAGAGTACACTATGGAACTCGCACAAGACCTCAAAGCAATTCACGGTCTAGATGCAGAAACAGAATTATCAAATATTCTATCTGCTGAAATTCTTGCAGAGATTAATAGAGAAGTTATCAGAACTATCTACATCAACGCTAAGAAGGGTGCTTCAATCAATACAACAACTGCTGGTATCTTTGACTTAGATACAGACTCAAACGGAAGATGGTCTGTAGAAAAGTTCAAAGGTCTAATGTTCCAAATCGAAAGAGATGCCAACGTAATTGCACAAGAAACAAGACGAGGAAAGGGTAACTTAATTATCACTTCCTCAGATGTTGCTTCTGCACTTCAAATGGCTGGTGTGTTGGATTACGCTCCTGCTCTTAACAACAACCTACAAGTTGATGATACTGGAAACACTTTTGCTGGAGTTCTTAACGGACGATACAGAGTGTACATCGACCCATATGCAGCCAACAATGCTGCTAAACAGTACTACGTTGTAGGATACAAAGGAACATCACCATACGATGCTGGTATCTTCTACTGCCCATACGTTCCACTACAGATGGTTCGTGCAGTTGGTGAGAATACTTTCCAACCAAAAATCGGTTTTAAAACTCGTTACGGTGTTGCACAAAACCCATTCGCAACTTCTGATGCTACAGATGTTATCGCTGGGTCAAACGACAATACATACTACAGACGAGTACAAGTCGCAAACCTTATGTAATCATAAGAAAGACTTAACCGTTATCTTAAAGGGGAGTTTCGTACTCCCCTTTTTTTATACCTAAATAGTAGTGATGAAAACTACAAAAATTATTAACAAATATTTTGAGGCAGTTGCAAGGGGTGAAATGAAAAGGGCAAGGAAAATATACTTTTTATTATTACGAAAATCCCTCAAAGGTAAAAAGACACAGGCGGTACAATAATGGCGACAACTATCAATGCAATACAAAGACAACCAACTGAGTTAGATTACGCTGACCCAACCAAGTTTAAGTTCAGTATAACTAAACTACCTAAAGTGGAGTTCTTTACCACTCAAGCAAGTGTTCCAGGCGTTACACTTGGTGAAGCAGTATTCCCTACACCTTTCAAAGAGATACCGACACAAGGTGACCAGTTAACATTTGATAATTTAGAGATTACCTTTATTGTGGATGAGAAGTTGGAGAACTATAAAGAACTGCACCAGTGGTTAGTGGGTATTGGTTTTCCAAAAGCAAGAACACAATTTGCATCATTTAGAAAAGAGGAGTCTGAAGTATTCCCAACAGCAGATTCAGTAAAGGGTGAAACAACAAGGCCAGGCGTACCAACTGGTACTCAAGCAATGTATGGTCATGCAACTCTTACAATTATGACAAGTAAGAATAATCCCATCATGGAAGTACGTTTTTCTGATTTGTATCCAGTATCACTGGGTGCGTTGCAGTTTGACCAACAAGCAACAGATATTACATATTTGACTGCGACTGCAACTTTCTCATATAAGTTATATGAAATGTTTACTATATAATAAAGGTGGTGGTTATATCTTGTTCAAATTGTTTTTTTATTTGGATACGTTTCAAAAATATAGAAACTAGTTAGACAAACCACCACCACTATTGAATTGAGGATAATATAATATGGATTTGGAACAACTTCAAAAAGAAGCCCAAAAAGATTTAAAGATAGATAAAGAACAGTTAGATATTGAATCTTTAAAAACCCCAGAACTCTACGGAAAATATTTACAAATATACACAAGATGGAACTTGTTATCAAAACAAGTTGAGTCTGATTACAAGAAACTTTTGAGAGATAAGTGGGAATATTACTCTGGTAAGTCAGAAGTTCCTTTTGAGTTAAAAGTATTGAAACAAGATATACCTATGTATCTTGAGGGTGATGAGGATTTAATCAAAGCAAAACATAAAGTAGATTATCATAATGCGATGTGTGACTTTGCAGAAAATGTGATGAAGACACTAAACAATCGTGGATTTCAAATTAAAAATGCGATTGACTGGAAAAGGTTTCTGGAAGGTTCGATTTGATTATATCAAAGAAAAATGAAGTATATGTTCGTGTAGAAACAGAACCCAATATTGCGAGAGAACTTTCAGATTTTTTTACATTTGAAGTTCCAGGCGCAAGGTTCATGCCTACCTATAGAAAAAGAATATGGGATGGTAAGATACGTCTTTACAACATGATGAACGGTGAGATATATCTTGGTCTTATACCGTATATACAAGAGTTTGCAAAACGCAATGATATAGATATAGAATACAAAGGAGATGTAAATGCAACCCAATCATCTTTCACACATGGAGTATGCAAAGGCTTTATCAGAAATATCAAACCTAAATCCAATGGAAAATCTATTGAACTCCGTGACTATCAGACTGATGCCGTTGTTCATGCAATCAGAAATAATCGGAGCCTACTTCTTAGTCCTACTGCTAGTGGTAAGTCATTAATAATATATCTGTTAAGTAGATGGTATGAGTCTAACAGAATCCTTATACTTGTTCCTACAACATCTCTTGTGGAACAGATGTACACCGATTTTCTTGATTATGGTTATCTTGAAAGTAAAATGCAAAAGATATATCAAGGATATACAAAAGATATTTCTAGTGAAGTAACAATCTCAACATGGCAGTCGTTGTATAAAATGCCTAGGAAGTTCTTTGAACAGTTTGGTTGTATACTTGGTGATGAGGTACATCTATTCAAAGCAAAGTCACTTACCAACATAATGAACAAAATGCACATGACCAAGTATCGTCATGGGTTCACTGGTACACTTGATGGTACACAAACACATAGACTTATATTAGAGGGATTGTTTGGTTCTGTCAATAAGGTAACATCAACAAAAGAATTGATGGAAAAGAAAACGCTTGCAAAATTAAAAATAAAGTGTATAGTATTACAATATCCAGATGCAGACTGTAAGTTTATGAAAGACCAGAATTATCAAGATGAAGTAGATTTGATAGTTCGTGATGAAAGAAGAAATAAATTTATTTTAAACTTGACAACTCATCTAAAAGGTAATACTCTAGTTTTATTTCAATTTGTAGAAAAACATGGAGCTGTTCTGTATGACATGATGAAGGACTTGAATAGAAAAGTATTCTATGTTCATGGTGGAACAGACACACAAACAAGGGAAGAGATTCGTGAGATTACAGAAAATGAGAAAAATGCAATTATCGTTGCGTCATATGGTACTTTTTCTACTGGTATTAACATTAGGAATTTACACAATGTCGTGTTCAGTTCACCCTCAAAAAGTAGGATTAGGGTACTGCAATCAATTGGTAGAGGATTGCGAACTACCAATGATAAAACTGGTGCTACCCTTATAGATATCGCAGATGACTTCACATGGAAATCGAAACAGAACTTTACACTTCGTCATTTCATGGAACGAATAAATATCTATAATGAAGAAGAGTTTGATTATACGATTAAAAATTTAAAAATAGAAGGTTGACCCATGACACCAAAGATAGTAAAACTTACAAATGGTGATGAGATTATTACCACATTTAGTAAAGATGATAATGACTCTGCACTAACCGTGATAGTCGAAAATCCATTAAAGATTAATAGTTATCCCAGAATATCTAAAAAGGGTGTAGAGGAATCTATGGCTCTATCTCGTTGGACATCTTATGGTGAAAACGAAGCGTGTCAACTTATTAAAAATAATATAGTTGCAATTGCAGACGCATCTATTGGTATCGCTAAGTTTTATGAGTTTTGTGTTCTTAAAATGAAAACTGGTCAAATGATGAGAGGTCTGGGTATGAGTGAACCTACAGACGAACAACTTAAGCAACTTGAAGATGAGTTTATGGAAGAGATTGAAGATTTAAATAATGAAGATAAACCTAAAAGAACCATACACTAATATATTTCTTATAGAACCACAAGTGGATTATACACATAGATTCTTCATTTGTCAAGTACAATCGAATGACTTGACTTCTTTATACTTTTCTGGTAAGATGAGTTAATTTAACAAGGAAAGTGTTGTGTCCAAAAGTAAAAAACCCCATTATGTAAATAACAAAGAATTTTTAAAGGCGATGATTGATTGGAATAATGGTTGCAAACAAGCGAAAGAGTTTGGTGTAGACCCACCACCTATAACTAATTACATAGGTGAATGTTTTCTAAAGATTGCAACTCATTTATCATATCGTCCTAACTTCATTAATTACACCTATCGTGAGGAAATGATTAGTGATGGTATTGAGAACTGTCTACAGTATGTCCATAATTTTAATCCAGAGAAATCAGATAATCCATTTGCATATTTCACACAGATAATATATTATGCATTTCTTAGGCGAATACAAAAAGAGAAGAAACAGGCTCATGTAAAGAATAAGATGATTGAGAATATGAATGTTGATGTTTTCTTAACACAAGAAGACGGAGATGTCCAGAATAATCCATATGCAGATTATTTACAAAAGAACTTCTTACCAGATGAAGATGTTTACAAACCCAAGAAGAAAAAGACCAAACCAAAAGGATTAGAATTATTTTATGAAAATAGCACTGATAACTGATACTCACTTTGGTGCGAGAAATGATAGTATTGCGTTTAACGATTACTTCTATAAATTCTACGAAAATGTATTTTTTCCAGAGATAGATAAACGAGGTATAAATACTATCATTCATTTAGGTGATACTATGGACAGACGTAAGTTTGTTTCATATAAAATTGCAAATGACTTTCGCACAAAGTTTATTCAACCAATTGTAGATAGAAATATCGACACACATATATTAATAGGTAACCATGACACTTTTTATAAAAATACAAATAATATCAATTCTGTTGCTGAGCTTATTGGGAACAGACATGATAATATAAAATTCTATGAAGAAAATTGCACAGTAAACTTTGGTAATACTCCAATATTCTTTTGTCCTTGGATTAACTCTGAGAACTATGGTTCTACCATAAAAGGTATCCAAGGAACTGACGCAGAGGTCTGTATGGGTCATTTAGAAATAAATGGTTTTGAGATGCACAAAGGACACTTCTCTGAGAACGGACACCCTAAAGAATTATTCAAAAAGTTTGATACTGTTTTCTCTGGACACTTTCACAAGAAATCAGATGATGGACAAGTTTATTATCTTGGTGCTCCGTATCAGATAACTTGGAGTGACGATAATTGTCCTAAAGGTTTTCATATCTTTGATACAGTAGATAAGACCTTAGAAAGAATAATCAACCCATATAACGTATTCCAAAAAATATATTATGATGATACCAACAAAGACTACAGCAAAGAAGATACAAAACAATACGAGGATAAGTTTGTTAAACTGGTTGTAGTAAACAAAAAAGACTTATATCAGTTTGATAGATTTACTGATAGGTTGTTACAAGAACAAACTCATGAGGTAAAGATTGTAGAGGATTTCTCTGACCTAGATGCAGAAAATGTATCTGATGATATCGTAGAGAACACCCAAGATACGACTACACTCTTGGAAAAATATATTGATGAACTTGATGTGGACTTAGATAAGAAACGTCTTAAAAATACTATGAAGGCACTTTATCTAGAAGCCTGTGATTTGGAGTTATAAACTTGGTTACATTTACTACCGTAAGGTGGAAGAACTTTCTCTCTACTGGGAATGCTTTCACTGAAATTAAACTTGACCAAAACCCATCAACACTGATTATCGGTGAGAATGGTGCTGGTAAATCAACAATATTAGACGCATTATGTTTTGTATTGTTTAACAAACCTTTCAGACAAATTAGTAAGTCGCAACTACTAAACTCTATCAATCAGAGAGAGGCAGTTGTCGAAATAGAGTTTACTACACAAAATAAAAAGATAAAGATTATTCGTGGTATCAAACCTAACATATTTGAAATATATGTTGATGATGTTATGATTAATCAGAACGCAAATGCAAAGGATTATCAGAAACACCTAGAACAACAAATACTTAAATTTAATTATCGTTCATTTACACAAGTTGTTATTCTTGGTAGTTCTACCTTTGTTCCCTTTATGCAACTCAACTCAAGAGCTCGTAGAGAGGTTGTAGAAGATATCCTAGATATAAAGATATTCTCTTTGATGAACCTTGTTCTAAAAACAAAGGTAAAGGAAGTGAATACAAATCTTACAGATAGTAATTATGCTACTGACCTTACAAAGAGTAAGATAGAGATACAAGAGAAGTACATTGAAGATACCAAGAATAATCGAAAGAATCTATTATCTGAAAAAACAAATATTGTTGATGCAAATAATGACGATATCCAATTTAATAAAAGAAAAGAAGAAGACCTCCAAGAAAAGAACCAGACCCTTCTAGCATCAATCTCTGGAGAAGATGATACAATTAAGAAAAGAGATAAACTAAAAGGATATCAGTTCACTCTCAAAGATAAACATAGACGTAATGAACAAATGATTATGTTTCTAGAATCAAATGATGAGTGTCCGACTTGTGAACAAAAAATAGATACAGAGTTTAAAACTAAATCTATTGATGTTAGACAAAGTGCAAATGTAGAGTTGAGTGAGGGTCTAACAAAACTATCTGATGAGTTTAATAAAGTATCTAAGACATTACAAGAATATAAAAAGACAGCAAAAGAAATACAAACAAATGAGGTACAGATTGCAAAGTATCGTAGTTCTATTCAAGAACTAGAAAAGTTCAATACAAAACTAGAAACGGAGATTGCAAATATCCTAGAAAATGAAATTGGAAAAGAAGACATAAAAAAACTTGACAAACTAAAAGAAAAGTTGTATAGTTTAGATTCAAGCTCTAAAAAGTTGAAAGAAGAATTATTCTATTATGATGTCGCTAAAAATCTTTTACAAGACACTGGTATCAAAACTAAGATTGTAAAACAGTATTTACCAATCATGAATAAACTTGTCAATACTTATTTGTCAAGTATGGATTTCTTCTGTAACTTTAATCTTGACGAGAACTTCAACGAAACTATCAAATCAAGATTTAGAGATGAGTTTTCATATGCAAACTTTTCTGAAGGTGAGAAGATGCGTATTGACCTTGCACTCCTATTTACTTGGAGAGCAGTTGCAAAGATGAAAAACTCTACAAATACAAATCTATTGATACTAGATGAAATATTTGATAGTTCACTAGATGCATCTGGTACAGACGATTTTCTAATAATACTAAACACATTCAATAGTGAAAATGTTTTTGTAATATCACATAAACAAGATATTCTTTATGATAAATTCAGAAATACAATCTAGTTTGAAAAGAATAGGAATTTTAGTAAGGTTGCATAATGGGAAAACGTAGTGACTTTGAAAGAGTTCCCAGAGACTATTATCCAACACCATACAATGCAGTAGAACCTTTATTACCACACTTACCAGAAACATTTACGTTTGCAGAGCCTTGTGCTGGTGATAGAAGACTTATAGAACATTTGCAAAAGAATGGTGGTTATTGTAACAATGCAATGGATATTGAACCACAACATAAAAAGGTTAAAAAAGGTAATTGTTTAGAACATAGTTTTTTTAGGTCTGATTATAGTATTACTAACCCACCTTGGAATCGTAAAATACTACATCCGATGATAGACCATTTCTCTGACCAAAGACCAACATGGTTACTATTTGATTCAGATTGGATGCACACCAAACAATCTATACCGTACCTAAAGATGTTAAAGAAAGTTGTTAGTAT